CCTCGATTTTCTGGATCATCTCCATCTGGCCAGCGTACCGCGCCGCGGCGGAAACAAACAAAACATTCTCTTTGATGCCGTACTGCTCCGCAAGCTCCATGATCTCTTCGAAAGTCATTTTCTTTTTCGCCATTTCCGCCTCACCTCCCGAAGTCCGCGGTTAAAAATGAAAAGTTCGACCCATAGAGGAAAATTCGTGAGGGCCCCCCGGAGCTGTCGGCCCCCAAAAATTTTTTTCCAAACAGGGGGGGCTATAGGGTAACATGGCCAAGCTCATCAGCTCGCCATCGTGTGCTGCTATGCTCTTGCAGATGGCAGTCTTTGCACAATAGCTCCAGATTCTGCCAGGATAAGCTGATCGTTGGGTCGCCCAGGTTCTCCAGTGTGAGCTTGACCTTGTGGTGCACCTCTTCGCCTGGGACTATCAGCCCACGCGCCAAACATCTCTCACACAATCCGCCCTTCTCGGCTATGTATCCCTTTCGTGCCCTCCTCCAGGCACGGCTTGTATAAAAATATTCTATCGGATCTTTGCTCATGTCGTGCGCCTCCCTCCTCACGCGCCCCCATAGTGGGCATACGCACGTCCCGCCACAGGGGAGGAGTGGAACCCCGCAGCACCCACAAGCAAAGTAAAAGCACCCAGCAATGTCTGAACTGGGTGCTTCTGAAATTATTAGAAGCATAGAATGTTCCCATTCATTATGCTTCTGCATGGCCCTGAGGGCCATTATAATTATATTTCATAAGTCTACTGCAAATCAATGCAAACATTCATTACCGCAAGCATACGTTATCAGGGTAGAGCCTGGTCAGCTGATGCTCCCCGGACGACAGGTGATAGAACATGGCCCGTTCTGACACGCACATCATGCCGGGAATATCCCGCAGCGGGACGCCTATGATATACCGGTAGCGGAGCGCTGCTATGTCGTCTGGGTTTGATAGGGAACCGATCAACGGAGACAGCTCCGCCCGCATACTGGACAGATCTGAATATACTTCCGCATAGGCGTCGTCGATCTCCGCAAGCTCTATTGCTCCGGCTTCCACCTTGCTCTGGTTCCCGCCACCGTGCGGCATACCTGTGATTGAGGTGGTGATTTTCGTTGCATTGGAAAAAACACGCGCTCGCTTCTCGCCGATCCGGTTCTCGATACTGATTAACGTTCGCATCTTGGTCAAGTTTACCATTCCATTAACCGCCTCCGTTCTCGTCGCCATCGCCCATGAGGTAATCCATGCTTACATGGAGTGCGTGGGCGATCTGCTGCAACTGGTAGCTGTTAGGGATACGTTTATTCTTGAGGTAACGGCCAATAGCCTCCGGCGTAATCCCTGACGCGTCTGCCAGCTTCTTCTGGTTATAGCCCATCTTGGCCATGGCCTTTCTCATTCTCTCGACATCCAATTCTGTCACCGCCTTTCAACTGTTCGGAATTTCCGAACCAATCGAATCACCGCCTGTCATTTTAGCTCCGCAATTCCAACAAAAGCTCGCATATATTCCTACACCAGTTGTCATTCTTTTTCCACACTCGCTGCATGTATGCGACCAAGCTTCACAATATTTGCTTTCAAAAATCCAATGCCCTATTTTTGGTTTCTGCTCTTTCAGCATAGCAAGGGCATCGGAAGCCAATTCAGCGGTACACTCGCTTTTCCCGTTTCCCCTGCCGTTGTAATCATACGGACATTTGTCACAGTTAACCTTGTTATACAGTTTGCAACGCTCCAGCCCTTTGATAACCTTCTTCCGGTCAATCATCCCACTTCACCGACCTTCCTGCCTGCGTTTCAAAAGATTGATAATTGCTTCAATCCGGTCAATCTTTTGTGACAGCGATTGGATTCCGCAAGCAAGCCATACAGAAAATACAAAAATTGCAATAATCAGCAAAAAAACAACTGCTTCATTTGTCATTCCCACTTCACCACCTGACAGAACCGAAGAATCGAATTCTCCGTGATCACCGCCTCCGCAGCTTCTCTGGTTTCGTATGTCGCCGCTTTCTGCACGTCTTCCGTGTATACTGCCACGGATTCCTCATGCACGGTCTGAAGCTCGCCTCCGCGCTTCTGCCGGATCTCGCCATAAGGGCCAAGCGTCCAGATCGTCTTTTTGCTCTTCTGAATCTTAACGAAGTAGACCTTTCCCTTGCCCCGTGCGTTCACAATCACAAACAATCGCATTCCCTCCAATCAGCTGACCGCCACGGTGTCCACCATCTTGGCCCCGCACTCCGGGCAGCGCTCCGGATAAATGATTTCCGGGAAAAATGAGAAGTCCGGTTCGACCTCAGCTCCGCAGTTGGAACATTCGGCAAATTCGTACAGATCAAACATGTTATAAACGTTCCACTGGGCTTTTCTCCGGAGCTTATCAAACAGTTTCATGAAAACACCTCCAATTGTGCTGCAGCAGGATTGAATAAGTACAATTCCCCGCCGGTCTTAGCTACCACTCGCCGGGCCGCTTCGATGTCTCTGGTTCGCCAGGCATCATAGCAGCTCATGCTCCAATTGAGCCGATGGTAAAAGTGATTCCAGCCTACCAGATACCACGGTCCGCGCTTAATGATCAGGCAAGTCTTCAGGCGAATATCAACCATGCTTTTCACCGCCCTCTCGATCAAAACGGCAGATCTTCATCCGGAATATCAACCAGTTCAAAATCTGTGGCCGGATCAAAACCTGCTTCCCAGCCGTAATGGATATACTCGGCCACATCGTTTTTCAGTCGCTTGGTTTCCTTCTCAAACCATAGTGGGACATAAACATCACGGTTGCCCAGGTCACGGTCTTTGCAGATCTCAATCACATTGTCCGCCTGATAAAGCGGGTTTGTGGCCTTCCATTGAAAAAACTGCTGGGTGGCCTTTTTGTAGTCTTCATCTACCCGGTGGATGATGAAAACATTGTCTGCTGCGTTGCTCAGATCACCGCTACCGCTGATATCATCCATCCGGAGATAGCCGGAGCTTTTCCGCGGGTGCGCCACGAACATAACATGAATGTTCAGGCTCTGGGCCATTCGCTTCAGCTCTTTCACGAATTTGGTCTGCCGAACATACAGATCCCGGTCGAGATTCTCCACGTTCATGGCCATCAGGTTATCCAGCAGCACAAGGTCAAGCTTCTTTTCCTCAACGATCCGGATCAGGTGCTTTTCCATCTCAGTGAACTGGTTCCCATAATCATTGTTATAGACATACACAAATTCGTCCAACCATCGAGAGATTGCTTCAGCCGCTCCATCATTCGGATAGAAGACTTTCTCATACTGCGTCCCGTGAACGTGGGCTTTTCCAGCTGCCTGAAGCGTCAGCCATTTCAATACCTGTTTATCGATCATTTCCCCGGAAAACAGAGCACATTTTAACCCCTGCTCCCTGCACTGAATCACCAGCTGACTCAGGATGGAAGACTTCCCGGCGGACCGAAGCCCAGAAAGAACAGAAACATATCCTTTTTTCAACCCGATCATCCGATCATCAATTCCGGTGATACCGGTCAGGATATGAGCCTCTGCAGGGACGACTCTGTTCCTGATCTCTTCTGTCGTCCGGAACACCGGCCCGATCGGCGCGTCTTCCTGCTGCGGCGGAGCCATGGCAGGCACCTCAGGCAGCTGCCCGAAGCCGGCCGGCTTTGTCAGCAGATAATTCGGAACCGCCGGCTGGACCTCTTTCGCCTGGTATGCATCAGGCTCATAGAACTGCCGGAATTCTTTCCATCCTTTGTCAGAACATGAGGCATGAAGACATTTGAAACCCAGCTTTCCGTCTCTGGATCTGAATATGGCGGCGTCCTTGTGGGTGTGCTGCGGATTGAAAGGGCAGTGGGCGAGGATCCACTTTTCGCCCTGTGCCCATGTCGTCCGGCTGGTAACCTCCACGCCGTGCCGGAGGATCCAATCGTCAAGGTCAAACTGGCCGGGGTTGTAATTGTTATAGCGTTGAGGCTGTTCCTGTTTCGGCAGCAGTCCGGCCACAGCTTCCAGCAGCGCCCTCGGTACTTCTTCGATCTTCTCCGGCACGCGGACGATTCTGCTCATCCTGTGGGGTCTGCTCTCCGTGCTTGCGCCTTTCCGGGCGACCGTGCCATACAACTTACAGATCCGGCTCGGATTGAATGTGGTTGTATCGATGTCCATCGTACCATCATCAAAGAGCATATTCAGCGCCTGAAGAACGTTTGAAATCATCTGCTTCCGTTCTTCCGTCTTGTCAATGCTGATCTTGTACAGCAGATGGGTGCCGTTCCCGCTGTGACAAACAACAGGATCATTCCATCCGCGGTTCTTCAGATACTCAAGGATCTGCTTGGCTTTCTCTCTGGAGCCTTGAAGCTCTTCCTTGCTGGAGCTGGTTCCGGCGGGCCTCTTCGGATCCACATCAATCAGCAGCCAATCATACCAGGTGATATCATTGTCCCCGACAGTAGGGGAAATGTACTCCACAAAATGATTATTGTGTTGCCGTGACAGACAAGCCTCATGAACCCGGTTGAGTGTCATGTAAACGTTCGCGTTCGGCCGGATCCTCGCCGTCTTTAGCTCGTTGATCAGCTGATCCGCATCGTTGAAGACTCCGGCAGCGTTCCACTTTCCGTCAACAAGCCTGACTTCAAAAATCCCGCCGTCTGGATGAAATACAGCTATTGTCTTCCGGATCTCATCCTCATTGATTGCGTAAGACATCAAATCTCCTTTCTTATGGGCCGGCCGAAATCGTCCAGCCCATCGTCATTGTTTGAATTGATAGCGCTGCCATCATCATGGGATACCCATTTCATGAGCAGCGGTCTCCAGTCTTCCACCTTCGTCCTGCCGATCTTCCAGCCCGTGGCGCTGTTGTATTGCAAAAAGGCGTCAATGTCTGTCGTTATGCCAAGACCTTTGCAAAACTCCTCAACCTCCGCCCGCGAAGGTGGTGTGTGCACACAATCATTCTTTTCATTCTTTTCTTCTTTACTTCTTACATTCTTATATTGTTGCCCTTTGCCTGCCGTCTGCCTGCCCTTTGCTTGCCCTTTGCCTGCCGTTTTGCCTGCCGGCACATCCTGATAACGACTGTACTCAAGTATTGAAATTACTTGATATTTTGGCCTTATTCTGGTTGCCACTTCCCCTGTCTCTTTTAAGTGATTTAGGGCAGTTCTAACCTCCTTTGATGACAGCCCCGTGTCCGTCATTATGCGCCTATAGCTGGTAGCAACCTCACCGCGGCGGATCGTTTCCCGTTCAAAATCATGGTCCTCGACATTTGCGTTCATGATCAACCAGATCCAGACCGCCAGCGTCTTCGGATGCTGAAACCATCGCCACTTCAGCAAATTTCTGTCGAACTTCACAAATGTGCTTTTCTCAGCCACCGCCATCAGCTCCGTTTACCTGTGGATTTCTCACTCCATCCAGATAATCATAAACCGCCATCAGCAGTTTGAAGGCCAGAGGATGATTCCCGTGGTTTGCCGCCATCTGGCCCATGGTATAAGCGCAGCGCGTCCAGTCTTCCTCGGAATTGCCCATTCCTTCAAAAGTAGCGTGAAACTTATAAACATCGGTCCAGATATCCCGGACCTCAGGGGGAAGGTTCGATTGCTTTTCCATAGGCGCCTCCATCAGATCGGTGGTTGCTCGCCGTGCTCAAATCTCGCGCACCTGGCGATACGATAAGCGTTTTCCATGCGGATTTCATCATCGCGGTTGATATAACTGCTATCAGCGCCAAAGAGGTAAAATTTGCCATCGTTGGTTGCTGCTGGATATGCACCAAAGTTATCGCCATCAATTGTTTCATAATTGAACGGATAAATTTCAGTTCCGTCCATTGCGTATTCCCAAAGATCTATGTATGTTGCGCGTCCTTCATTTGGAATTGTATTAACAATTAATAGCGGATATTTCCCAGGGGCATTCCACTTATAAGGAAAAGATTTATCGCAATCAGCATTTACCTTTCTGCAATATACGCCAATCTCTCCTCGGACTCGGTACTTGCACGGCTTGTATTCACCGGATAAATCGAGGCAAGCAATTCCATGCTTTTCAACTGGGCCTGCAAATTTTCGGATTTTTTCAGCGTCTTTCTTGTCCATTCTGCCTTTAACTTCGATATATAGGTCAAAAGGTTCGCTTTTATAATCTCCGCGGCATCCGTAGCATTTCACACGGAAGTCTGGCAAATAATACAGCCCGTCCCCCAAATCGAACCCTTCTGGCTCATATTCATACGGAACGCCCAATGCATTAAAGACAACTGCCCAGCGAGCTTCCAATCTCGACCGGAACCAGTGTCCATCATAATAAGTCTGAATCGGCTTAATCTCTTTCATTTTTTCGCCCCTTCCAAATACTCAATGATCTGCTTCCCGGTGCTTCGCCCGTCGCAGAACCGAAACTTAACGCCATATTCCTGCTGCATGGTGATCATGGCTTTCCGGAGGATTGCCGGATCAAACCGCGCCACAGGTCTGCCGTTCCATCCAATGGGAGGCCGCCAACGATCAAGGCGGCCCCCCGGCAATAATTCCTCAACCAGGATGATCAGCTGGATCCCGCACTCCTGCGCCCGGATGCACTCAGCGCGGAACCGCTCATGATCCTGAAAAACATTCCCGGCCAGCTCCAGAACGCTCATCTTTGTGTCAACGCTGATATCGCCCTTCCCGGCGATCTGATAATCACCAACGTTCAGCGCCTGGCGAATGATCTTGATTCCGGCCTGCTGGCAGTACAGATGAACGTTTCTATGCTTTCCAATCTGCTGCCGGGTGTCTTCATACAGCACCATCAGAAGGGTACTTCCTCATCCACGACCATCATCCCGGCGGGCACGGTGGCCTCTGCCGTTGTACCGCTCACGCGGGGCTTCATGTCAGCCATGACCTTGCATTTTCCGGCGTCCATGAACTGAGTGCTTTCCAGCCGGCCAATGGTGGTGTAGGGAATCCCGTTGAATGATCCCTGCCGGACGTTAATGCCGACAGTCTTCCCGACAAGCCCCTGCTCGTTCCAGTCCCAATGATATCCGGGGTTGCTGTCCTCAATCGCCCAGATGTTCCCGTTGAAGCTCCGCAGATCCCAGTCAAAATGTTGGCTCTTCGGGTTCGCCTGATTCGGGATCCGCAGAGAGAAGTCTCCCTTGTAGCGGACATCATACCGGCCGGAGCTGTTCGCGCTGTCATTCTGATAACGCTTGGTGTAATATCCGGCATATTCGCCCTCGATGATCTCCAGCCGGATGACCAGACGCTGATCAGGCTCAGCTCCGTCAATCTTCACGGCTTTGATTCCGGCCTTGTAAAGGCCCTTCGGGAGCATGGGATAAGCGGTCGTGGGCGCCTCAGACTTAAATCCTTCAATAGGTTTCATGTTATTCTTCCTCCGTTTCTTTCGTTTCGGCCGTGCCGAAGTAATATTCTCTGATCGTCCTGTCCACCAGGGCGAGATCATTTGGAATCCGTTCCGGGAACATATCCTCCGGAGTTTTGACGGTATCGTTTCCGTTGGTCTGGGTGCGGAAGAAGTGCCCCTCCGGCGTGACTTCTGTCCGCAGCACGATATCAAACAGCCCCTCTACGGTCAGCTTTTCGTCCAGCATCCGGCCGATGGTCTTGGCCTTCACCCGGCCGTTTACATCCGCCTCGGTATGATGCAGGAAGTAAACAATCACATCATCCGTCGTTTTCCTGGCCACAAAATGGATCAGGTTCCGGAAGTTCAGGGCGAGGTCGGTAAATTTCTGGTAACCGACCTCATTAGCCCGGTCGAAAAACTCGTTAACCAGCAGATACTGGCTGTCGTCGATCACATAGGTCTTCAGTTTGGGAGCTGCAAGCGTTTTCAGGATGGCGGAATAGCCGGCGTTCTTGGCCACCTTGAACGGCTTCCGGAAGGGGAGCCGGGGCTTTTCCACCAGGAAGATTCCAACCTTGTCGGGGTCAAGGTTCTTAATGCTGTAGGTTTTTCCGCTGCCGCTTTCTCCCATGATCATGACAGGGATTCCCATTACTTAATCACCACGCTCTCCGTAGTTTCCAAATAGGCTCCGGGGATCTCCGCGCCGTCTTTGATCGCGGCCTTGACGGCGTCCTTCCGGATCTCCGGCAGCTGGTACCGAAGCAGCTCCTCCGGCTCCGTGTAATGCGATTCGATATAATTCACCACGCTCTGCTCATCGATAACGTTCAGCCGGGTGTTATGGGTGTAGCTGACGCGCACTTTGGCGCTCTTGAAGATCTCGCCCTCCAGCGCCTCACCCAACCAGGCTTTCAACCGCTCGGCCTTATTCTCCGCGGCTTTCTTCCGGGCCGTCAGGGCCTTGATCTCGTTTCCGATGGCCTCCGCCTCGGCTTTCAGATCCTTCACCCAGAGCGCCACGCCTTCCAGCTTCTTCCCCCGCTCCATCTGCAGCGCGGTCAGCGCTTCCGGATCCACAATCTCGCCGGTTTCCTGATCCGTACACGCCAGGATCGCGGCATCGATTTCGTACAGTGTCATTTTTCCCCTCCTTATAATTCAAACATTGATATCTGGTTCTGTTCCTTCTTATCGGCGGCAAATTCCACTTTGGCGTCCGCCAGATCCTCAACGATCCCTTCATCCAGCGCCGCGAGGCAGTTGGCAACGGCTTGTTTGTAATAGCTGGGCTTCAGCTCGCACCCGATCGCTCGCCGACCTGATTTCAGCGCAACGTATTCTGTCGAACCAATCCCGGTGAATGGATCCAGCACGATATCTCCAGGATTTGTCCACAGCTCGATCCCACGCCGGATCACTTCCAGTTGAAGCGGGCAGATGTGGCGCTCATCTTTTTCTTCCCTCGCGCTCTTCCTTTGCAGCGTGTCGGATTCTTTGATATCCATCCACACAGGGCTGGCGTAATGCTGCCAGACGTACACCGGGAAGCTCTCATTTGTATGGCTTACCCTTTCCGGATTGTCTCCCGGTTTCCGCATTGTTACGAGGAAATCAGCGATCCCCTGGCGGCTCATGCAGCTGTCTTTCTTCAGCTGCTTGTGAAGCAGTCCCAGGGCCTTTGTTCGCTGCATCGCCGTGACTGGATTCTTCCAGATCGTTACTTCGCTGTGGTATACGAATCCAGCCGCCTGAAACATGCGGATCAGTTCCCCGCGGAAATCCTTCAGGCCGATGACCCCATCCCGCTCTTTCGACAGTGGAAGCTGCATGCAGTGGAAGGACAGCAGTCTCCCCGGCATCGTCACCCGGTACAGTTCATCGATCAGGAAACGAAAATGCTCTGCAAATTCCTTATCCCCTTTGCAGTTCCCCATGTCCCGGTCACTGTTGCTGTATGTGTAGAGGGACGCGAAAGGCGGGGAAAAGATCGTGTAATGAATGCTGTTGTCCGGGATCCCCTTTATCACCTCGCACGAATCGCCGTTATAAATGGCGTATTTCTGTTTGACTACTTGGTCAAGCACATTCATGATTGAATTCCTCCCATTGCGGAAGCACCATTTCCTTCTTCGGGTTATATGGTGCGCTCAGTCGCGACGTCCGCTTAAGCTCTTTCTTTGTGATGTCCTTCGTATATTTCACCATCTCGTTTATCATCTGCCGGCTGTCCGCTTCTTTCCGGTTGATGTTTTCCAGAACTGCGCCTTCATTCTTGGAGATAATGATATAAACATTGACGTTTTTATCCTGGCCGAATCTCCAGCAGCGCCGAACCGCCTGATAATATTGCTCATATGAATCGCTCAGTCCGACAAAAACCACGTTATGACACTGCTGCCAGTTGACGCCGAAACCGAATATGCTTGACTTGGAAACGATGCACCGGGTATCGCCATTCGTGAAATCAATAACCGCGCTGGCCTTTTTCTCCGGGCTGTCGCTTCCCTGGATCTCTACGCTGTCCGGTATCAGCTTATGCAGAAGGTTGCTTTCCGCGTTCAGGTCGCACCACACAATCCACTGCTCTTCACTTCCATTAACCAGATCCGCGGCCGCCTGGCAGCGTTCCGGCATTGATTTGCGCCGCGCTTCTCTGCGTTCCATCAAGCTCATTGTTTGATATATTGGCGCGTCGCCGTCCACGATGATCTGTTCAACGTTCAGCGGCGGCAGGTCATAACCTTCGATGTCATATCCAAGCGTCCGCGGATTATCCATGAATACGGCCCAGCTTGCCATCCACTGCCAGTAAAGGTCCCGCGCATGTCCTTTCAGCCTCCATTTGGATGTATCCCCGCCATCATGACAGAAGAACATGGCCAGCATTTCCGCCCTTGTCATCACTCCGATAAACTCGGCATGGTTTCCAAGCTCCATATAATCGTTCGGCGCTGGTGTTGCTGTGCATGCGAGCTTATACGGCGTTTCCATGAATGCGTTTATGATCTGATTCCGCATTTTGCCGGAATAGCTCTTCAGTATTGAGCTTTCATCGAGGACGACGCCTTGGAATCTGTTTGCTATAAAATGATCCAGCTTTTCATAATTCGTTATATTGATTCCGCTCTGGACGTCTTCCTGAGACGCGCAAACAGTGACGTTAATTCCGAATTTTATGCCCTCCCGGCGCGTCTGCTCGACTACGGCCAGCGGGGCTACGATCAGAACATCACCGCCGGAAAGCTCGTGAATCTTGTTTGCCCATTCAAGCTGAATCGCGCTCTTGCCGGTTCCGCAATCGGTAAAGACAGCCGCGCGGCCCTTTGCCAATGCCCATCTGACAATATCCAGCTGGAATGAAAACAGCATCGGATTCAGATCTTCTTTTTCGACGTCAAATCCTTTCGATTCCAGAACGAATGTTTTGTTATTCAGAAAGTCCTGATAATCCATTCAGATATCCATTCCCCTTTCATTTATTCAACCAATCGATAAACCTCTGCCACCATGTCAACGGCTCCGGATCCACGCAGGCCAGGATCGCATCATCAATCTCATACAGTGTCATCATCTATCTCCTCTCTGCCACTTAGGGCACCATGACGGGCAGATCCGCGTGTTCAGCCGGTCCAGCAACTCGCGTTTCGCCCAATTCAGTTTTAATCCATACTGCACGGCGATTAGCTTTCCGCCTTTGGACAGGGCCGTGCAGTAAGCCTCCCACCCACCGGCATCTCTCTGCATCCTCAGACGGCAATGCTCGCAGCCGTCACAGGTCGGTCGTTCATTCAAAATCATGGTGTCCGCCTCCTATATCCCACATGATCCTCATGCCGTTCCTGTGGCGCTGGTTGTTCGACGCGAATATCATATGCAACCCGTTTTCCATCGCTCATCTGAACAAAAACCACATCGGGATATCGCCCGCCGGAAGTCCAGCGCCCCGCCACATTCGGCAGCGGCAGGCATTTATCAATCATTCGCTCCGCCTCCGATCTGCTGGTATCCGGCCCCGGTCCATTCGATGCATTGGTTCGTGAATGGGATGGAGTTCCGGATGGCTTCCTGCTGTTCTTCGCGCTCCCGCTGCCAGATCAGCGCCCCCAGGGCGATATCACCCAGCACAAGAACCACAGCCAGGGCTGTTAAAAGCCGGTCTTTTATGCTATACTGTTTCATGGTTTTAATCCTTTCTGGCCCTGGAGTAGTTGCAGCTGCTCCGGGCTTTTTTCTGTTCTCGTTCTTCCGCGATGTACTGTTCAGTACTCTTGTAAAAAGGGCACTCCCGATCGCCGAAATTGGTGCTTCTTAAAAGCTGGCAGCTGCCTTTCCATCTGGCGAAGCAGTCGGAGTAATCACCCATGCATGACGGCTTTGTGCTCATTTGTCGTCATCCCGCTTTTTCTCAAGCATGATCTGCTCATCGATATCGGCTACCATGTCGAGAACGCCCTGCACAGCAACTTCCTTTGCCTCCGCGGGCACGCCTTCCCAGACATTGATAATTGAGTTAATGGTATTAAGTGCTGTCGTCTGGATGTTGGCCAGGATCTCGTCATTGCTCACGTAATTCCACTTTGCCATTATCATTACTCCTCTCTGAATATGTCCCGCAGCGGATATCCGCCGCTGATGAACCGGATCAGGCTCATCACGCTGATCTTCAGCACCGTTCCGGCCCAGAAGAATTGAAGGTCGCCCAGGGTGCCTTTCTTGTTCGCGGCGTTCGTCAGGGATGCCGACTGACAGCCCAGGATCTCCGCCGCCTCCGATGCGCTCACCCAGATCCGGCCAAGATCCCTCTTGACGATCAGATCTCGGAGCGCCATGTCATTGGTCATGGTTCCACTCCTCTCATAGTTTAGAAACCTAAACCCGCTCAGTAAAAAAATAAGATGATACTTTTCCCGGCTCGATGTCCAGGATCTTTTTCGACCGTTCGATTTCCTGCTGAGTAAAGAAAGCGCGTCCTGTCAGCTTTGCAGACATGGAAGTTTCGCTAATCCCAAGCGCTTTCGAGAATTCACGCTGAGACCCGAACTTTTCTTTGATCCGTCCAAGAAGTTTCGAGTAGTCAAACTGTACCTTCGGCATCCGCTCACCTCCTTCGGATTTTGTAGTTGAGATTTCTCAACTGTGAGTATCTTATCACTGTGGATTTAACCTGTCAACAAGAAAATTTAACTTTCTAAACATTTTTTTTAAGATTTCTTGTATTTGCGTCCGGTACATGGTATTCTATTTGCAGGAGGTGACACAAATGGAAGAATTCAGATACAGGCTATTGAGCGTAATCGCAGACCGCGGAATTACTGCCTCTGAACTTTCAAAGGCAAGCGGGATAGACAAAGGCTCTATCAGTAATTACATTAACGGTAAGTATATTCCGAAACAGGACAAGGTGTATCAGCTCGCAAAAGCCCTTGGTGTGGATGCTGGTTGGCTGATGACTGGAGATGAACCTGTTGAAAAAGAACTTTCCTTTGATGAGCGGCTTGCTGTTTCTTACCATCTCGCGGATCCTGGAACACAAGCGGCCGTTCGGAAGCTTTTAGATTTGGAGGTGCGGACATGATTTGCCCCCGCTGCCATAAGGATATCCCGGACGACGCGCTGATCTGCTGTTACTGCGGCCGACATATCGTCATCCAGCGCTCCGCCACTAAGAAGCGCGGGAACGGCACCGGCACGGCCTACAAGCGCGGATCCACCTGGACGGTCCGCATATCATCCACCTCCGGCACGGACGAAAACGGGAAGCTGATCCGCAGCAGACCCACAAAAGGCGGATTCAAGACAAAAGGCGAGGCCCTGGCCTACGCTGAGACGCTCAAAAACGGCCCTCTGAGCGTTTCCGACATCAGCATGGAGAAAGTCTTTATCAAATGGTCAGAGGGCTATCAGGGAAGAATCGGCGCGTCCACAATGGCAGGATATAAGGCCGCGTTTAAGCACTTCCGCGAAATTGCCTACAGACCGATCAGCACAATTCGCCCCGCGGAGCTTCAGACCCAGATCAATGACTGCCCGGCTGGGAAAAGAACCAAGCAGCTGATGAAGGTGGTGGCGGGTCTGATTTGGAAATTCGCCATAGACAATGACATGGTCACAAAAAACATCACCGCGAATCTCTACACCGGAAACGACGCAACCGCCACCCATGAACCTTTCACGGATCTGGAGCTTGCCAGGATCCGGCAGGCGGTCGGTGTAGAACCGTATGCAGATTATGTGATGGCCCTCTGTTTTACCGGCTTTCGCCCTGGGGAGCTGCTGGAGCTGAAGAAGGAATCTTACAATAAATCGGGAAAGTACCTGATCGGCGGCGGAAAGACGGAAGCCGGAACCGATCGAATCGTCACCATTCCTCCGGCGATCGCCGACATCATCACCCAGCGGGCGGAGGCAGACGGGGATCTGCTTTTCCCGAATCTAAAAACCGGAAAGCAGATGACTCACGAATATTTCCGAAAATACTGCTTTGATCCGCTCATGGCGAAGCTTGGCATCACCGGCAAGGTGCCATACAGCTGCCGGCACACTTACAGCAACCTGATTAAGAGAGCGCCGGGCGACACTGGCGACAAGGCCCGGCTGATGGGTCATACAGATTACACCTTCACTCAGGAGCGCTACCAGTCCTCCACAGTCCAGGATCTCCGGAAGATCACCAACCGCCTGAAATGATGTAGCCCACCGTGTAGCCCACCGGGAGAACAAATCGCCAAAAATGACGAATTCCCAAAACGCAAAAAAAGACCCCGAAGCCTTGAAACTTCGGGGTTTTCTTGGTGAGCCCGGCGGGATTCGAACCCACGACCTTTTGATTCGTAGTCGTGAGGTAAAGTCTTATTTATCAATGGCTACAGCGTTTCTTGTAGCCCACCTGTAGCCCACTGTTTTTTACTCTTGGTCGGGTTCCTGATCGGGCGGTTGCTTCTTTTCGACCTCCGGCAGACCGCCCAGGCTTGTCAGGATGCTCAGCACGAACGCAACGCCGGAAACGGACAGCGCCCGGAGCCAATCAATTTCGGAGAAGGCCGCGCCCACAGTGATCATCGCCGCGAAGGTCTGAGCAAAAGTCTTAACCGCCCGGATCAGTGCTGCCAACGTCCATTCTTTCCAATCCCAATTCATTAAATTAATCCTCCCTTCGCCAAATAACATTATT